AAATTCTATGTACGCTATTTTCTACAAGCATACCATAGTCTTTAAAATCGTTGTACATCTGCTCGACAAGAGAGGTTGTCGGTACAATGATTAAAACTTTTTTAGACCCTCTAGAATCGTTTAACATACTTAGATAGTACTTCATCAAGATGTAAATAATAAGAGATTTGCCAGAGCCTGTTGGAGAAATAAGAATTGCCCGTTTCCGATGTAATCCTTCACAAACTGCATCAAACTGATAGTCTCTTATTTCAATAGGCTTACCCCTCGCTGTAAGTTCTAGACCATCTATAAATTCTTTTATATTATTCGGATTAATATCAACTTGAGCATCAGGTCTTCCGTAGTAGTTATTATGTTCTACCTCAACTGTATAGCCCCGAGGCTTACAAAACTCTTTTAGAAACGGAAATAGACCAACAGGTAGTTCCATTGTGTTAATATTAAACAGTCTGATCTTACCATCCCATACTCGGTTCTTATAAGCTGGCATAAACTTATAACCTGGCACAAAGAATGAAAAGAACTCGCTAAGCTCATTAGCAATACCGAAGTCACAGCCAATGTGCATAACAGAATGATTTTTATTTTTTATTTTTAATGTGTTCATGTTATTATATATAAATAGTATTAGAAAGACAATTAGGAGATTTTATGGCTTATCAAGTGAAAGAAACAATTACTAACCTAACAGACACCACGTATAGTTCCGTGAATGATTTTGTAGCTCAATGTTATTTAGGAGGTTTTACCAATCCGGTTATCGTTGACCATTGGGCTGACATGATTGATTCTGCTGAATTAGGAGATACAGTCAAGAATAATTTTTTAGCGGCTGAAGATGCTGCAGACATTTCCTACAGTGCGTGGAATGATTCAGATCAAGCTTGTATTAGAACTGCTGTTTATAGATCTGAAGCCGATTATACTTTGATGCAAGAAACAGGAACGCTGGTCCACAAAGGCAAAGCTCAGACAAGATTTTCTAGGGTATTGATTTCGAAAGGCGAAGTTTAACCACCAGCTTCGAACATTCGCCATTTAATCATGTTACCTATGGTCTGATGTCGCCACTTAATATTGTCTACTATCTCCGTTAGCGTTTCAACAGTAACCTTCCATTCTTGGATTGTTTTTTCTGAATGCTGAATATCAGTATCAGCATCATAGTAGTAATCCATTTCACCTTTTAGTACACGTAGTCCTTCAAATGGATCGAACTGCCATCCGTGTTCTTCGATTTGTTCTTTAGTCATCTTACCATTGTAATAAAGCCACTTATCTTTTAGTAGCATTTTTTGCTTTGCTTCGGATCGTTTAAGCTGTAGCTTTGCTTCAGATAGTAGTGGAAGATATTTTGCGTGTAACATTGGGGTCTGGCGAGATGTTTCATCAAGAGAACTGCTGTCAATTTTACAGTCAGTTTCCCATAGCTTTAGTATTGTGTCAAGATATTTCATTCTATACTCCAATGGTTGTAGTAACCATTATACCATATTAATCGGAAATTGTAAACGTCGTGTAAGCAAATTGGACTGGAAAAGTGATATATTGAACAGCATCTGCAGTCGCTTGAAAGTTAATAGATCCCAGTGATACGGGAAATGCATCTTTATATCTAATTGTATCTATAACATTGTTATGGCTGCTTAATACTAACAGACTGACGTCATATGAGGTTGCATCTTCATTAGCAGCGGTTACCTCACCAGATGGGACAAACTTATCGCCTATTGTACCCTTTATCCATTGATGCATTTCTTTGTACACGTTCATATTCTCATCAAGAATAGCATCCACCGAAAACTGTCCGTATTCTATTTTATCGCCAGGCACAAAAGCATTCGCACCGCGAAACGGTAAGAGTGCTGGAGATGCAGACAAATCTGGGTGTACAGCAGATTGTGCAAAGAACTCTAAATTCTTAAATCTTTTTCTATTAACAATTATCTTAAAGCCTGTAGGCTGTAAGAAGTTGGTGGATTCAAGCGTAGATTCTGTAGTTGCCATAGTAATTCCTTCCAGTTACATAGGTATTTATAACTAAAAAAAGTGAAAAAAAAGTGAAAATAATTCAAATAAAATGAAATTAACCGTGTACATTCCTTTCTATATACTGTATAGTAGTAGTATAAACAATAAGAAAGAGAGACAACATGTTCCGTATACCTTCACACTACCTAATGGAAAACATAGAAGATATGGGTGGCTTCAAACCAGGTACAAATTGGGCAGATTCAATAATCAAACGTTTAACTATATCTGGCGCTTTAATTGATGGTTTAGAGTATATGAATAAGCGTTGGGAAGAGCATTGTAAAGACGAAGATGGTGACGATGACGATTTCTTCGAAAATTGGATCTATGAAGTAAATGCCTTTAATGTGGTATTTACAAAATTCGCTCCACTCTTTGCACCTAAAGAATGTCAATAATTTATTAGAAAGGAATTAATATGAATATGTATATAGAATTAATTCAAGAATATGGTCAAGTTACATCAGAAGAAGCAATTAATATAGAACATCAAATGCAATGTAATGGCTTTGATTTTTCTGAAGCGTGTGATAGTCAATTTAAAAGTGGAATAATGGACGCTAAGATTGATTTAGGTTTAGAAGAGATGTCAGACGAAGCTCTTGAAGCATTGTATATGAGTCTTTAAAAAAAAAGACCGAGCAAAAAGCCCGGTCTAGTTTGAATTGGGAGAGGTTAGTTCCTCTCCCTTTTTTTATATGTAACTTATGCGAGGATGTTGTCGACGCGGAAGATACGGTAGTACTGGTTAGTCTTAACAGCTGCAAGACCGTCAGCAGGTGTTGATCCAACGAATGGGTTAGAAGCCATGCCGTAGCGTGTCTTGAAACCGATTTTTGGCTGGAATGTGTCTTCTGCAACAGCACGAACCATTGTGAGTGGTACGTATGGACAGTAGAATACACCAGCATCGTATGGGTTAGTACCTTTATAGCCTACGTTCATGTAGTCTGCAGTTGCATAAGGATCGATGTAGATCCGCATACGACCGTTAAGTACACCAGCGAATGTGTTGCCTGTGTCGTCAACGTTCAAGTTTGTGCTCATAGCTGGGCTATAATCAAGCATACCTGAAGCTGCAAGAGCAGAAGCTACGTCAGAAGATACGATAGCAAAGTTACCTTTTCCTCTACGTGTTTCTTTTGCAATTACGTTAGACTCACGCTCTAGCTGAAGAATAAGACCTTTGATCTTCTCTACGCTCCAACGACCGTCTGCATCTGTGCTAAGGTCAAAGATACCATTGATAGCTGTGTTAGCAGTCAATGCACCAGTTTTAGCTTGGCTGTTAATTGTACGAATAACTTCGCGGTTGATTTCTGCCAAGATTTCTGTTGAGAGGATGTTAGCCAATTCTGTTTCAGCGTCCAGACCGTGGATAGCTTTCAGATCTTGTGCAAGCTCCAAGGAGTATTCTGCTTTCAGCGCACGTGACTTAGCTGTCACAGTTGCTTTTTCAATGGTGAAACCCATTTCATTGAAAGTAGATGATGGACCTTGACCAGAAGAACCCAAACCTTCAGCGTTTGCTGTTGACATACCGCCAGCAGTACCACCAGTTACACGTTCGGAGTCAAGTGAAGAGTCACCCGCTACGTTACCTGCAGCTGGATCAATTCCGCTAAGACCTGAAGGATTGCTGTTTTCAGTTACAGCTGAGTCACCTGCGTGACCTGTAAGAGCTTCGTTGTAAAGCGCTTCAGTTGAGGATGTTGCACCTGCACCGTAACGTGATTTCATTGCAAAGATCAAGCCTGTTGGACCTGTCATTGGCTGAACACCACACACGTCGTAAGCCATCATGTTAGGCATTGCACGTCGTACAAGTGAGATTAGAACTGGGTTCCAGTTAGCTGCAGAAGATACTGCGTTACCTGGTCCAGCTTCGTTAAGCATTGCTGCTTGACCGGACTGAGATGCGAACTCTTTTTCTTGGTTTTCAAGAACAACAGCTGTTACCGCACGCTTGTGAGCGTCCTTAATTTCAGTACCTTCGTTCAGTACTGGAGCCCATTTCTGGGTAAGATTGTCGTAAGTTTCCATTACTGGATCTCCTAAATTTTAATTAATATTGTGTTTTTCTAAGTGCTGTAAGGTACTGAGCCATGTGTCCACTAACTTCTTCTGTTAGTTCTGGATCAGCTTCTACATCGGTTTGCTCGATTACAGAATCAACTGTTGATGCTTCTTTCTTGAAGTAAGCTTCTTTAATAGTAGCAACTTTACCAGCGAAGGTTTCTTCGTCAACAAAGTCTACATCTTCTGAAAGCTTAACCAATTTCTCAACCTGTGTATCAGCCAAACCTTGGGCTGCTTCACGAATGATTTCGAAACGTTGGAAAGATTCTAGTTGTTCTTTCATAGAGATCATGTCTTCGATTTTGTCATTGAGCTCTGCTTCTAAAGCATCGTTCTTTTCAGACAAATCGTCAACTAGGTCTACTTTGGAATCAGGAACAGTAATGTAAGACTCTGTAAACAGTGTCTGCATTTTGTCCATAAACTCTTCTGCGATTTCAGTACGGATGCCGTTCTGAATTGCAACTTCGTTTTCTTTCATCCAATTTTCAACTACGTAGTTCAGATATCCGTCGACCTTCTCAACCATATCGGCTTTGAATGTGTCTACTTCTTCCTGAAGTTGGGTTGCATAATTTTCTTCAAGACGCTCTACTTCTTCTGACAGCTTTGATTTCATTGCTGCTTCAAAGATGATTGCGGCTTTGCCTTTGAATGCTTCAGACAGTGTAGCTTCTTCGGATACCAAAGCATCTAGGTCGTCTGAGAAGTCGTATGCTTCTGCTTGTGGAGCTG